CGCCGCGCAGTCCAGCACCGTGCAGGCATCCGCCGTGCAGATCGTATCGGGCGCGGGCGCGGGAGTGGCGGCAGTGGGCGCGCTTGATGGGCACGCGCAGATTGTGGCATTGGCATTTGCGGGCGTGATTGTGCTGGCCGCGCTGTGGATTATGCGCCAGCGCCTGCTTAGCTGGGCCGATGGTGACCGCTGATGTTTGGATGGATCAAGCGCGCGGCGATGTGGGTCGCAGGACTTGCCGCTCTTTTGTTTGCGGCATGGATGGCAGGGAAGCGCGACCAGCGCCAACAGTCGGCCATTGATACGGCTAAATCATACGCCAAAACCCGAAAGGAACTTGACGATGTCGAGAGCAATATTAGCGATGACCCTGCTGTTCTTCGTGAGTGGTTGCGCAAGCGCGGTAAACAATAACGCGCTCTGCGACGGCACAGCCGCCGCGCGGACAAAACACGCTGCCGCGCTGGCCGAGGATGGCGGGGACGCGTCCGTCGTCACTGGCGCAACGCTCGTCATGATGATTGACGCGGCCTGCAAATGACACCGCGCCAGCGCGAGATATACGATCTGTTCCAGAAATTGGGGAACAAGAACGAGGTCGCGCGCGTGACGGGGATGGAGGCGCGCGAGGTAAGACGCATAATCAAGCGGGCAGAGGCGAGCATAGACCCCGCCATTGCCGACGCGATGGACGGGGCGGGGCTGCAGGACGCAGAGCTGCTGCATTCGGGGTGGCTGAAAACCGAAAAGGCGTCTTTATATTTTAAGCTGCCAAAAAACGATCTAGCGCAGGATATGGTCGAACGCGTCCGCGAGGCAATGGACGGGGTAAAGGCCATCCCAGAAATCCAGAAGGATGAGGCGCACGACGAAGATTTGCTGACCATATACCCTATTTTTGACGTGCATCTGGGTATGAGGGCAGACAAGAGCGAGACGGGCGAGGCGTACAGTACCGAGATTGCCGCGCGGCGATTGGTGCGCGGGATCACGAACTGCATTGCGTCAGCGCCGCCATCAAAATTTGGTGTCATACTTGTGGGCGGGGATTTTCTCCACCACAACGACAACACGAACATGACGCAGAGCGGCAACGTCCTAGACGTGGATACGCGAATTGACCAGACGATAGAGGCCGCCGTGGACGCGCTGGCGGCGGCCATAGAGCTGGCCGCCACAAAGCACGACAGGGTTCTGGTATCGATAATTAAGGGCAACCACGACCGAGACGCGTACCTTGCGGTCAGGGTGGGGATGGCCCAACGGTACAGGGAAAACCCGCGAATAGAGATACAGAAAAACGCGGGCGATTTCTTTATCATGGAATTTGGCTTGTGTCTGCTGGCCGCGCACCACGGCGACAAGGCCAAGGCGGAGCGCCTCGTGATGCACTTGGCGAGCGAGTGGCCAGAAATGTGGGGCAGGACAAAATTTCGTTTTTACTTTATAGGCCACCTGCACCATGCTAAAATGCAGGACATCGGCGGGGTTCAGCTAGAGCAATTGCGGCCTGTGACATCGCGCGACGCACACGCGGCGTCCAACGCATACGGGTCGCAATCGCAGATGCAGGCCATTACGTTTCACAAACAGCGGGGCGAGATTAGCCGCATAAAGGTGTCGCTATGAGTAATTTCAACAGAAACTGGGGTGTCCGATGACATTAGTAGCACTCCAGATACCCGCAGGCGTGTACCGCAATGGTACAGAGTTTCAGGCCAGCAACCGCTGGTATGACGCAAATCTGGTGCGCTGGATTGAGGGGACGTTGCGGCCCGTGGGCGGCTGGCGGACGCGCAAGACCGTGGGATCGACCGCGCCGCGCGCGGCACTGGCGTGGTCAGACCAGAGTGGCGACCGTCGGTACGCGGCGGGCTTTCACGATTCGCTCAAGGTGGTCAGCGCGTCGGGTACGTTGACCGACATCACGCCATCGGCCCTAGTGGCGGGTACACTGTCCGAAACGCGCAACATCGGCTACGGCGGAAATTTTTACGGCCTGTACAGTTACGGCACGGCGCGCCCAGAAACGGGAAACTTTCAAGAGGCTACGACGTGGAGCTTGGACAACTGGGGCGGCTATCTTGTCGGCTGTTCGACCGCAGACGGTCGATTGGTGGAGTGGACGCTGAACGTCGCCAATGACGCGGTGGTGATTGCCAACGCGCCCACGAACAACAAGGCGCTGGTCGTCACTGACGAGCGGTTCCTGTTCGCGCTGGGCGCGGGCGGCAATCGGCGCAAGGTGCAGTGGAGCGACCGCGAGGACAACACGACGTGGACGCCCGACGTGACAAACGAGGCGGGCGATCTGGAGCTGCAGACGAGCGGCCAGATCATGCTGGGCATCCGCACGCGCGGGCAGACGCTGATCATAACCGACACGGACGCGCACGCTGCCGTGTATCAGGGGCCGCCATTCGTGTACGGCATTCAGCGCGTCGGCTCGTCGTGCGGGGCCATATCGCGCAAAGCGGCGGCGTCGGTGGATGAGGGCGTGTTTTGGATGGGTGCGCGCGGCTTCCACGTCTACGCGGGCAGCGCGGTGCAAGACCTGCCGAGCGACGTGTCCGACTACATTTTCGGCAACCTGAACACGGGCCAGATGTCCAAAGTGTACGCGGTCGCCAATAGCAAATTCAACGAAATCTGGTGGTTCTATCCGTCCAGCGCATCGACCGAAAACGACAGCTATGTCGTGTACAACTACGCCGAACAGCACTGGGCTATTGGCACTGTATCGCGCACCGCAGGCGTGGACGCGGGCGCGTTCGACGCGCCAATCTGGTTCGACACCGCAGGCGTGGCATACGACCACGAAGTGGGCCTCTCGCACGACGGCGCGACGGTGTTTGCCGAGAGCGGGCCTATCAGCTTGGGCGCGGGCGATAACGTGATGTCGGTCATGGAAATGATCCCCGACGAAAAGACGCAGGGCGACGTGCGCGCGTTTTTTAAGACGCGCTTCTACCCGAACGACACGCTGAGCCAGTACGGCCCGTACACTATGGCGGCGCCGACCAGCGTGCGCTTTAGCGGGCGGCAGGTGCAGATGCGCGTCGAGGGCGCGCAGCTCGCGGATTGGCGCGTGGGCGTGATGCGGCTCGATTTAGCTACGGGCGGGCGGCGATGAGCGACAACGTCATATCGGTATTCGGCGGCGCAATCGGCAAGCCAGAGCCGATTGAAGATTGCGTGGCGTGCCTAGAAAAGTATTTGGAAATGGCCCGCAGCGGCAAGATACAGGGCGTGGCGATGGTCGCAATGGACAGCGACAATGTCACCCAGTACGCCATCGCGGGCCACGTCGGCGGCTTTGCGGTGGTGGGCGCGCTGCAGGTGGTACAGCAGCACCTGACCGATTTTATTATGGAGGTGGAATGAGCTACGGCGCGACACCCCCACCCGTCACGGAAAACCTGACCCAGTGGGCGCAGAACATTGTGCGCTACCTGCAGCGCAATCTGGCGCGCCTGCAGTTTAAGACCGCCGACGCATCCGCCGCAGATGACGGCGCGATCCTGTGGGACGCGGTAAGCGGCTACCCCGTGGTCAGCAAGGGCGGCTCGTGGCGGCAGGTCATACTGGCCGACGGGCACGCGATTTTTGGGCAGGATGTTGACATCACCGCTGCAGCGGCAAACACCGCGTACAAGATCGCGCTGGATAATATCTCCGCGCAGGGGATCACGCTGACGGGGTCGCCGCTGACCGAGATTACGTTTACCGATGGCGGGCTGTACTCGCTGGCATTCACGGCGCAGATCGAAAGCACGTCGAGCAGCACGGTGGAGTTTCGCCTGTGGCCGCGCAAAAATGGCACGGACGTGACGGGCAGCACGATTGTCGCCAGCCTGCACAACAACGGCGCGACCATCGCCGTGTCGCGCACGGCGCTGTTCCAATTAGCCGCAGGCGACGTGCTGAACGTAATGTGGGCCACTACCAGCACCAACGGATTGCTGAAGGCCCACGCGGCCACGGCCTACGCGCCAGCGTCTCCGTCGGTGACGCTGGTAATTACACGGGTGCGCGCGTGAGTGTGATTGACGACAACCGCAAATATATTGAGGCCGCACTGGCGCACGGCAATGGCACGCACGACTTTGAGAGCGTGCGCGACGCGATCTTGGCGGGCACGATGCAATTGTGGCCCGCATCAAAATCAGCAGCCGTGACAGAGGTTGTGGAGTATGCTAAAAAGAAGGTGATCAACGTCTTCCTAGCGGGCGGCGAATTAGACGAAATCGTGCAGGGGTTCGACAGCGTGGCCGCGTGGGCCAAGGCGCACGGGTGCGACAGCATGACGATAGCGGGCCGCAGGGGCTGGACTAGAGTTTTAGACAAGCACGGATTTGAGCCAGTGTTTGTCGTAATGGAGAGGGCTTTATAATGAGCGGTAGCTCTACATCAAAGACGACCGTGCCCGCGTGGCAGAACCGCGCCGCGCGGGACGCGCTGGCGGCAGCCAATCGCGTGGCAAACATGAAATTTACGCCCTACTACGGCGCAGATGTGGCGGCGATGACGCCGATGCAGATGGCCGCATTTGAGGGCACAAATCAGGCGGCATCCGCATTTGGTACGCCTACGTCAGACCCAATGGCGGGAATGCCGCCAGCGCAAAAATTTAACGGCATGATGGCCTACTCCAGCGGAGATATGTACGATCAGGCGCTGGCCGAGCTGCGCCGCCGTAACCCAGAGCAGTACGCGGCACTGACGCGGCAGCTTATGCCCGAACGCGGGCAGGGCGGCGGCGGCGGCAACAACAACAACAACAACAATCGCGGCGGCGGCGGCGGCAACCGCAACCGTGGCAATGGCGTGGGCATATCGGGGTATAATGGCGACACGTCGCGCAATTACGGCGGCGGCACGGGCGGCGGTCGTCCCCTGCGCGATTACTTTGACGGGGGCGGCGCAGGCCAGAGCGGCGACACGTTTAGTGGCGGGCCTGCCTCCGATTTTCTTAACCGTATTGGCGTGCGGCCCGTGCGGCCCGCCACGCCCACGCCAGCCCCACGGCCCGTATATCGGCCCCCCGTAGTAACACGCCCACCAGAGGATCGTCGGTAATGCTAGCACCAAATATTTATCAGACTTCGTCCAACTTGTTTAACCAAGCAGCGGCGGGGCCAAACATCAGCCAGTTTTACAATCCCTACACCAGCGAGGTCATCGACCAATCGATGGCCGACCTAGAGCGCCAGCGCCAGACGCAGATCAACGCCACGGGCTTGGCCGCATCGCAGGCGGGCGCATTCGGCGGATCGCGCCACGGCGTGGCCGAGGCGCAGACCAATCTGGGCTTTGGCCAGCAGGGCGCGCAGATGGCCAGCGGCCTGCGGCAGCAGGGCTTCAACACGGCCCTGACCGCCGCGCAAAACCAGCAGACAATGCA